CCGACCACGGCCCGCGCTGCTGCGCGTAGCGGTAGCGCACCTGCATGCGCTCGCGGTCGTCCACGCCGATCCACTTGGCCACCGCGTCGCGCACGTTCTTCAACGAGCTGACGAGGTTGTCATCGTCCAGGCCACCGCTGGGCGCCACACGGGTGAGCAGCACACTGCACGGCACACGCGGACGCTGCGCGGTCTTGAGCATCCAGCCCACCGCCTCCTGCTCGCGCTTGTTGCGACGGTCACGGCTGCGCCAGTGCTCGTGCTGGTTCATGCCCCGACCCGTGCGAAGCGGGATGACGATCACGAGGGCTCTCCTGGCTCCAGCTCATCGGGCGGCACCCGTCGCAACACCCCCACCATCCACGACGGCGGCGTCGGAATGTCATGCCCCGTCGGGCGCCACAGGTGCAGGCAGTACGCGTGGTTGTTGACGTACTCACCCTCGGGCGGGTGGAACTGCACCACGCAGTCGTTCGCGTCCCAGAACAGCGCCTTGATGAAGCTCATCTCGTCCCACGTCGGACAGCGCGTGGGCAGGCTCACGCTCACATGCTCCCACCCATGCTCGTCGCTCGCGATCACCGCCAGCGGCAGCTCGCGCAGCCCCTTGCGCGCAGCACGGTTGGGCACCATGAACGCCCCGTTGTTGCCATAGCTGTCGTCGCTGCGCAGCGCACCCTTGCGGATGCGGAACTGGTTCGGAACATGGAACGTCATGGTCTGCGCTCCTCGTCAGGTATCACCGGCGCACGCTCCTCCATCAGGTACGCCACCCAGTCCACATGCCGGCGCATGCGCGTGCACTCCTCGCGGTAGTGCTTCGACTCGGCCATCAACCACTGCACCACGTCCAGCAGCTCCGCTCGCGTGAGCTTGCGAACATCGCGGCCCTGCCACATCGTCACCATCGGCGTGTTCATGGCAGGCCTCTCAGTACAGCGTCTCGCCATCACCGAGCAGCTCGGAGTGACAGTCCCGCGCGAGATTCAGGCAGTTGTTCACCCACCGCGCCATCACGTCCGGTCGCCACCCGTTCCACCAGTCCCCATGGAACGTGTACCCCGCAGGCACCGCCGGGTTCATGTCCGACGACAGCCGCCAGTACTTCAATGCCTCCGGGTCCACCACCCGGTACCGCCAGTTGAACTCGACCTTCGGCAATGCATGCGGATGCGAGGCAGGACAGCGTCGACCACCCGCCCCATCACTGACCACACTGACCACGTGCGTGCGGTGCGTCGGCGAGTCCAGGTTCACCCCGTCCCAGCACTGCGGGAACGCAATGTTCGCCGTGATCACCGCACCCATCGGACACAGCGTCGGGATGCCCCGCGTGTCGTAGTTCACCGCCCCATTCAACCCGTTGCAGTTGAACCGCCACGGCCCATTGGCCGACGTGTTCGACATCGACCCCGACAACATCCGCAACCCCACCGGCGGCACCACAAACTGCGTCCCCACAGGCAGGTCGTACCCGTGCTTGTAGTACGCCATGAACCCATCAGGCACCACGGGCGTTCCCGTGCGCGTGTCCACCATCGCCGGCGACCAGTACGCCGTGCGGTTCACCGTCCCCCCTCGACACGTCGAGTCCCCCACCTCCGCAATCCGCCCCTCCTCGAACTGCGCATCCGCATCCGCCGCCGTGTTGCCCACGTACTGGTGCAGGTGAAACGCCCCCTTCGTCCCAGGCGCCACCATCACGTCGTCGAAGTTCATGTGCGACAGCTCGCACGTCGTGCGAAACGCACCACGAAACACCGGCACCGTCTGCAGCGTCGCCTTGCGAATGCGTGGGACCGACGCACCAGCTCGCGCGGGGGGAATGCGACCCAGCGCAATCTCAGGTCCGTCCATGCCCATCGTGTTGGGGCCGCCTCGGATGCCCGCGCTGGCTGGCACGGGGGCGAGCAGAGGCAGGGCCAGGGCAGCTGCCCAGTAGGGGTGAGGGCCCAGTGCGCCTGGGGGGGCCGGTTTTTGGAGGAATTCGGCGGGGGGAGGGACCACCACTTCGTCCTGGCCCCGGCCTGCCGATTCACCCGCCCCTACCCCCTCTGCGATTGCGGCGTGGAGGCCGATCACATGGCGACGAGCCACGCCAGGAGCATGGTCCACAGCACTACCCCACCAAGGATGGGGAGCCATGGCACGGCCAGCCTGGGACGTCGAGGCACACGAGGGTGCTCGGGAGGGGTCGAGTCGGGGGTGTCGCGAGGCATGGCAGCGGGATGGATTGCAGGACGCACAGGCGAATCGGGCTGCAGCCCGCGCCAATGCTGGGGGTTCGCGTTTCGTTGGAGAAGGCGAGGCAACAGATCGGTCGAGAAAGCTCATGGAAGGCCTCCAGGGCGTCGAGAGGCCAGGGCTGGTACCCAGGCCTCAACCACATCGGTTTGCGCGCTCTGGCGGGCCGCCACGGGCCCTGCTGAGGCTGCATCGTTGCGCTGTCCCTCCACGATTGCGAGGGCGTACGCGAAAGGCTTGTGCTTGGCCACGGCTGTCGCAGCAGCCATCCGCAGCTCGTCGTCGGTCACTCCGGCCTTGAGCAGGCGCAGCAGCTGTGGGTGCGAGGGGTTGACGTCGGGCATGCCTGCAGCGCGCATCGCACGGCATGCCTGACCCGCTCGGGTTGGCGCAATCGGGGGCTCTTCGGGCTGTTCAGCGTGCGTTGTAACGTCACGCGTGACGTCTACGTACGTAGTACGTATATTGGTTGTAGGTTGTGGGTTACTACGTGGATCACGCTCGGAGTCACGCGTGACATCCAGCGTGACGCCGTGTTCTTCCATGAGCTGCCGAAGTGCTGCCATGGTGGAGTTGAATGCCGGCACCACCCCCACATCGCGCAAGGCAAGGAACATCGCGACGCGTCGTTCCCGTGCACGCTGCTGACGTGCACGCCATGCATCTTTTTTTGCAACACGTTCCGGTTCACGCTCCACATAGCGGCTGACTTCCTCGTCCACGCGCCGGTTGTGCCAGCCATCCTCGTGAATCTCGAAGAAGCGATGCAGCACGGTGCTGACTGCCTCACGTTCACGCGTACCTGATGCGCGGGCGATCTTGCACACGTCCTTCAGAAGCAGCGGCAGCGGCCGTTCGTGCGAGTAGTACCAATCCACGAGGCGCCTGTACACGCCCTCCTGCACGAGAGTCAGGTCGCTGGTCTTCTTCAACCAATCGCCGATGTGGTGCCCGTACCAGTTCATGCGGGCATCTCCTCGGTGGTGTCGAGGCTGGCCCGCAGGGCAGCGCGCCACATGGTGCGTTGGGTGATGGACAGGTGTTCACCAGCGGCTTCACGGGCCTTGAGCCGATGGGCCCAGGCTCTGGGGTCACGCTGTTGCCCTCGCAGGCTTGCCATGCGGGCCAGGGCGGCGCTGACGCGCTCGGGTGAGGCCTTGGGTGCGGGGAGCACCTTGGTGGGCTCTACGGGGCCTCCGAAGCACAGGCTGCGGAACTGCAGGCAGTTGGGTGGGTGGTCTGCTGGCAGGTGCTCCAGGGCGTGCTTGATGCCTGGGCCGCCGACGTTGTGCAGCTCGCGGGCCCAGGTGCCCTTGACGTGCTCGGGCTGCAGCCCGGTGTACTGCGCCAGGAAGCGCTGCCCGTACACCAGGGTGAGCTTGGTGAAGATCGCCTCGACCCAGTCAGCCGGTAGCGGCATGGTGGGGGTGCTCCTGCGTGTAGACGTAGACCCGGGAAAGTCCTACTCGGCACCACCCGTGCGTTGGCAACACTCGTTGCGGGGGATCAGTCAACCAGAGGCGACTACCCGGTGACAAAATGCAAGCAGCCGCCATGACTCACAGCGCCACCGCATCTTCCTCAATGGGCTCCAGCCGCATGCCCTGCGCACGCAGCAGCTCGGCTCGCATTCGCACTCTGGCGGCCAGCACCCGATCAGCAATCGGTCGCGGCAGCGGCTTGTCGCTCGGCCACTTGTACACGGCCTTCACGCCACATCCCAGGTGCGCCGCTGCCGTCGCCACGGTCCCACCCAGCAGGTTGAGAGCAGTCTGTTTTTTCATGGGGCGTCGATTTCACACCCGCCCCGTATGGCGTTGCAATGCTCTCGACACACAGTCGTTCTAACCGCACTCCACGTCACTCCATGGCAGCAAACATGACCCTCCTCGAACGCATCGACATGGCCCTACAGCACGCGCGGAAAACACGCGGTGAGCTGGCCAACGGCATCGGAATCAGCGCGCAGGCGATCAGCAACTTGAAGCGCAGACCTGGGTCCGCGCTGCGTCCAGAGAACGTTGCGAAGGCTGCGGTGTTCCTGGGTTGCGACATCTACTGGCTATGCACCGGCGAGGGCGGTAAGTACAAGCCGCACGAAGCCCGCTCTCTCATCGCGCGTGAGGTGGCCAAGTGGCTGGATGAGATGAGCGAAGCGGACAGGAACAGGGCCTTCAGCCTCATCTACCAGATGCACAAGGGCAACTGGCCCGTCATGCCCGCCGAAGACGAACCCGCGCTCGGTGCTGTGCTGCAGCGGCACAAGTGACCATCAGCTCGGGCGTGCAACGCGCCCGAGCCGCCGCATAGGCACTACACACAGTCGGTGCATTCCCATGCACCGCGCGTCCCCTCCCACTCTGCACTGAAGCACCACCACGTGGTGCAACGTGCGGCCATTCGCCACAAAGCGAACGCGTGCAACGTGGTGATGGTTGCGGCGAGGTGACGACCTGATGTCAACTCGCGGTCCCATGATCGACAACCAGATGCTGTTAGGCGCGCAGCGCCAGCTGGATGTGGCGACCCATCGCAACGAGCGTGCGGCCAAGGCGTACGAGCTGCTGCGCAACGAGTTCCTCGACGCCATCGACCGTGACCCGCGCGAGCTGGTGAGCATGCCCGGGGTGGCCGGCGAGCAGATGCAGCTGGTGCAGGCGGTGCTCGATGAGCTGGTGGTCGAGGATGACCTGTACACGCTGCTCACGATGCTCAACATCGTCCGCTCGGCCGCCGATGACGAGCAGCCGCTGGCGATGAGCGTGCTGTCATCGCTCGCGCACCGCTACGCGCGGCGGCTGACCGACTACATGACCGAGCAGGGAGCATTCGATGAGTAGGACGCCCCACGACTGGTTCGAGCGTGTGCAGCACGGCAACGCGTTCGAGGGCATGGCACTCACCCGTTGGCAGCGCCTGCTTCGGGCCCTGCGTGCGCTGCTGCGTCGGGTGTTCTCATGAGCCTGCCGCGCACCACACCGTTGCCAGCCGAGCTGCCCGAGCGGCCGGTGGGCTTCACGCGTCGCATGACCTTGCACCTGAACTTCGGCGAGCAAGGTGGCGCGGCCACCTTCGAGGTGTGCGACCCCGATGGCCAGCCGATGCCCTTCGGCTACCAGTACGACACGCGCCACCCGCATGGGCTGACCGGCTTCACACTGCCCGGCCGCGAGGGTGTCATGCGCTGGGACGAGCTGCGCGCGTACTGGCCCGAGTACCTCGCCTCGCAGGTCCAGGCCGCGCCATGACACCCGGCGTGCACTACGGCATCGCCAACGATGCCTACCACCAGGGCGAGGGGCTGTCGCACTCGGGCCTGAAGCGCATCCGCATGCAGACCCCGTTCCACTACCACGCGCTGGCCACCGCGACCGACGCGCCGCCGAAGGCGCCCACGCCGCAGATGTTCAACGGCACGCTCACGCACTGCGCGCTTCTCGAGCCCGAGCACTTCGACCTGCGCTACGTGATCGCGCCCGATGTGAGCAAGTCCAGCCGGCTGTACAAGGAGTTCGCCCAGCAGTGCATGAGCAGCGGCATGGAGCCCATCTCGCAGCTGCAGCGCGACGCGGCGTTTCGTCAGGCCGAGGCACTGCGCAAGCTGCCCCAGGTGGCCGAGCTGCTCGCGCACGGGCAGCCCGAGGTCTCGGCATGGTGGCGTGACGTGGCCACCGGCGTGCTGTGCAAGTGCCGCCCCGACTGGGTCTCACCGGTGGGCCTGGGCAAGGGTGTGGTGCTGCTCGACGTGAAGACCGCCAGCGATGCATCGCCCGAGGGCTTCAGCAAGAGCGTGGCGAACTTCGGCTACCACACCCAGGCCGACTGGTACTGCACGGGCTTCGAGCTGGCCAGCGGCATGCAGGTGCACGGCATGGTGTTCGCGGTGGTCGAGAGCG